ATGCCGGGATCGCTACAAACAGCTTCCGCCCCACCAGATCGTAGGACTGTTCGTTTTGCACGGGATCACCCGTAAAAGACCATCACTGAACCGATGGTAGTCACGTCAACGTAGATGTTCGTAGTAAACAGAACACCTTCCCCCGGCAGGAGCATGTAGTTCGGGGACGAGGACGATGCAAGCGTATTGATCGTAATCTTGGTCGTGCCGCTCGCACCGCCGTCCTTGAACACTACGGAACCAGCCCCGGCGGCGGGGACGATATAGACGGACTTGATGCGCGCCCGCCCAATCGTGTTACCCGCCTGATCCAGAAGCTGTCCGTCGTCCGTCCGGGCCTGACTAGCTAGTACGTCAGTTTGCATGCCCATTTACGGCCCCTTTTAGCTGTTGGCGAACGGAGTCGCGACAGTGCCGGAACCGAGAATGACGCCTTCAACGTAGTACTTGTTGGCAGCAAGCACCGTGCAACGAATCCACGAACCCGCAGCACCACCGGTGGTCGTGCCGTTGAGGTTGATGTAGTCGTTCGCCGCAGCGGGGGCATAACCCGTCGTCGCGCCAGCCGCGTCAGTCGCAACCATCAGGATCGAACCAACGAACTTGTCCGTACCATCGGTAGCAATCGACACCGCCGTAGCGGCCGTCTCGATGAAGAACGTGTAGCTGGTGCCGACGTTGTTCTGCGTGTTGGGGTCAGTGCCGGGGCCAGCCGAAACAGCACTTGCAGTGGTATTGATCGACGGCAGGGTGATGACGAGGGTCGCGTCGTTAGTGCGGATCAGCTTGCCCGCGTACGCAGCAACCGTCAGGGTAACCGTGTTAGTACCGTTCGCCAGATTGACGACGGTGTTCGGGCCTTGCGAGTAGAAACCGTTGAGCGACCGTACCGGGCCGTCAAGAGTGGTGATAGCCATTTACTTCTCCGTGTAGTAGCACATCCCCGTACCGTCCCTACTAGGTCTGCTGGGGGCAGTCGGTACAGGTGAAATCCCCAGTAACTACATATTACAACAAAATAGGGGGCCGAAGCCCCCTATTTTTACTACGCGCCGCTGGAACCAAACATACCGAGCGGGTCCGACCAGCCGAACGAATAACGCTCGCGGGCCTTGTAACGGACGTTGCCGGTGTCGAAATCTCCGTCCATAGAATTCTGCAGCGGGGTGCGGACGAAATGCTTCATACCGTTCGGCACGTCAGTGCACAGGAACCAAGCGTTCGTGTCCGTCAGGAAGTGGTTCACGCGGAACCCTTCCGGAATCGAACCCATCGACTTGATCGCGTTCACGTCGTTGTTGTTGGTCGCCGTGCGCAGTTCCGTTTCCAGAAGACGCGTAGCAACGAACATCAGGTTCGGCGGAACGATCAGCTTGCGCGGCTTGGCGGCAATCAGCAGACCACGTTCGTCGGTCCAACCAGCGATCTGAATCACCGCCGCTTCAAGCGAGGTTTCGTTCAGGTCAGCTTGGGTCGAGAACGTGTTGCTGTTGGTGCCACCCGAAACCAGCGGGTGAGCGGTCGAGAACAGGGGCACGCCGTCGCCACCGTAGTACGGGGCGCTGTTGTTGAAACCATTGTTCAGGATCGCAGCGCCCTTGACTTGCTTCGTGTACGCCATCGAGCGGGCCAGAGCCTTCGTGTAGCGCGAGGAGAGCGAGTCATACAGGTTATCTTCGACCGCCTCTTCGGTGATCGAGAAGCCCTGCGCGATGGTTTCGTGGTTGTAACGAGCGGTCCACGCTTCCTGCGCATTGTCGTACGCAATCGCGTTACCTTCGTTCTTCACCGGAGCAGCCGAGAAGCCCGAGAGTTTGGTCTCTTCTTCGAACGAACGCTCCGAAGATTCCGTCTCGTAAATCTCTTTGTGCTCTTCACCGTAGCGGGCGTACTCCATGCCGAACAGCGCGTTCAGGCCGGGGAGCAGTTCTTTGAGTAGCTGGGCACGAGAAATTGCCATTTTTTATCCCCTTCCTTACGCGCCAGTCGCGCGCTGATACTGGTGCATGCCGAAGTTCCACTTCACGATCACTTCGGTATACGAACCCAGCGAGTTACGAGTATCCGGAACCAGATCAACGATGCGCACCGGGAGGGTGTTGGTCGTCGCCGTGGTAGCCGAAATACCCACTTTCGAGTCACCAGTGATGGTCGAGCCGGTGTTATCAACCAGCGCGGCATTGAAGCCGACAGCCGCTTGGGTCACGCCGCTAATGGTCGTACCACTCGACACCACCGCAACCTTGAACAGCGCGTCGTAGTCATCGACCACATACGCTTGGATGTCCGAGGCGGTGATACCACCGGGGTAGAACTGCTTGAACAGCTTCTGGTTGGTGTTCGGGTCCGTGTAGGTACAGCCCATGAAAACACCAACAGGGGTCATCGCCGAATCAGCCGGATCACGGGTGATGTAACCAGCAGACAGCGCAACCGCGTCACCATAGAAAATGGCCGTGGTCTCGCCGGTGTTGATCGCCATCAGGCGCGTGGAACCAGCATAGACCTGACCGCCGATCAGATTGACCGGTTTCAGCCCGTACGGGGCATCGACAACAGGGTATGCCATGAAAAACTCCTAAAAGTTATTTGCCCTTACCAAACGACACCGAAGATTTACGCTCGTTGAAGAGCGGCATCCGAGGATCGTTGGTCTTCATCAACGTGTTGTCCACGGCATCCATTTGAGATTTAGCCTGCTGGTCGTACCACTCGTTACGCTGATCGACCATCTCTTGCGGAGCCTTGCACAGCACCAACCCGCCCACTTCAACGTTATCCTTGAAGCGGCTTTGCGGGTCACTAAAGATTTGCATCTCGGGATGATCTTCGGCCTTCACAGGCACCCAACCTTCCCTGAACTTTGCGGAAGTATTCGTGGGGTCGAACTGCCCCATGATACTTGTCCGAATCCACCGGAACACATAACCCTTCTCCGGGTTGGGAGTGGGGAGCAATTCCGGACGTGCCCAGTGTTGCTTGCGCTGCGTAGTGTCTCTAAGGTCCAACTCACGAGCGAGACGATTTTCAGCCATTGTAATTCTCCAGTTTAATCAGTTCTTTCGCATACGCTTCCGGTGTAAGGCCGAACTTCCTAGCCAACGCCAACTGCGTTTGCGTCAGTCGCACTTTTTTAGGCGCGGTGCTACGCGATGCCGGAGCAACTACATTCGGCTTTTTGCGCGGGGCGGGTTTTTCAACCTCAACCTCCGTGGATTGAGTCTGCTCTTCCTCGACGTCATCCGAACTTTCAAACGCGTCGGGGAACAGCTTTCTCATTCTTTCATCTACTCGGCGGTAATACTCGTCACTACGAGGATCAACACCCGACCGGACAAGCTTTTCATGCAGGCCGAGAGCGAGGGCTGTCATCTCCTCGTCCACGCCAAACCACGTATTTCGTTCCCGCCAAGCTTCCGCTTTTTGGTCGACCGTAGTGGGCGCTCGCACCTGTTGTTCCGTTTCTACCTCTTTTTCCTGCTCTTGTAAAGAGGGGCGGAAGTACTCTACTTCTTTCATCCGCAGTTTGGCGTCGGTAAGCGCCTCTTGTGCGTCCGCAATCTGGACAGGATCGTTGGCTTCATACGCCTGCCGCAGCTTGTCTTTTGCCGATGCAATCTCGGTTTGCGCCGCTTTGGTAGCTTCGTCCTTATAGCGCCGCTCACCATCGCCCAGTCGCTTACGAAGTTCGATCACTTCCTTGGACTTCGCCTCGGCGTAGCGCAGCGCTTCTTCACGTTCGCGCGCAGCCCGCTCCTTCTCCCGGCGCTCGTCATGCCACACCTTCTTCATCTGTGACAGACGCTTTTTAACCTTGTCTGAGTATTCGTCTAGGGTATCGTCTTCCAACTCCTTAACGATCTCTTTCGGCAGCGGGTCACGGCCCCGATCCTGCGGGGGCGTGTCGTCAACAATCTCTACTTCCACATCAGCGGTAACTTCACCGCCTTTGGCTTTCTCTTCAGTTTGTTCCTGTTCGTCAGGAAACTTGAACGCGTCATTAGGCATGGCTAAATCCTCTCGGGTCTTCGACCACCGCTTCTACGGTGTCATCGTTGATGATGCGAAACTCACGGTCGTGAATACGCACGCGGGTGCCTGCATAGGGGCGAGTCAATACAAAATCGCCCTCCTTACACCACGGCCCGGTCGGAAAACGCGTCGTGTCCGAGTACGCCATGTCGCCCATCTTCACCACGAAGAGGATGTGAGTAGTAAGTTCCTCACGATCCAACGTAGCTTCCGCCTTGAGGATGCCACCTTCGTACTTTGCTTCGATCTCCGGAACCATACACAGCAGCTTATAGCCCTTCGGCTGTGGAAGTTGCTTAGCCTTGAGTGCGGCTTCAGCAGTTGCTTCCTTGTCTACACTACTCATCTGCGTCTTCCTTAGAACGTTTTGCGAGGTCTTCGATGATTTCCCCTGCGAGGTTAAGACCCCGAAGTTGCCCGCAGAGGAATTTGTATTCAGCGTGGTCAGCACACCGCCCGTAGGCGAGGTTATCAACCAACGTTTTGCGCTCGTCAGCTAACTTAAGCTGGAGCAGTTCAAAGATGTCCACAGGGGATTACTCTCCTTTCTTAGGTTTTTCTGCCTGCTTGACTGCATCCGCGACGGCGCGCGACTGTCGCTCAATACGCCGCTCGTTAAGCTCGTCAGCCTTAGCTGCTGCGTTAGTAACAATCTTCTTATTCTCAGCCTCGATCCGCGCCTCGGCCTCCATCCGGCGAATATCAAGCTCATCGGCCCTAGCCGCTGCGTCAACTGCCAGTTTCTTCTCCTTAACGCCCACTTCCTTCTCGCGTATCTCCAGTTCTTTTTGCTGCATCTGAATAAGCGGGTCTTGCTGTTGCTGCTGAGCCTGTTGGGCTTGAGCTTCAGCTTGATCTTTCTGCAGGAGTTTGGCGGCGGCCTGTGCGGCAAGCTGCGAAAGCTGCACTTCGACTTCGGGCGGCAGGGTGTGCTCGCCATCTTCCTCGGGCACCGGCGGCAGGGCTGCGCCAAGCTGCTTTTCGATCTCACGGCGATATTGCATAGCAACATGCTCCATCACATGCGCCATCGCAGCGCCCTGAATGGCTTGGGCCTGCGGACTCTGCCCCACTGTCGCTGCAAGCTTCGGGTCTTGGATGGCTGCCATGTGCACGGCAAGGTGAGCCTCGTGGTCCTGATACATGAACGCCTTTACAGGCTTACCCATGAGGATGTTCATGTTCTCGGTCACCGGGTCAACAGGCCGCATGTCCTCGGGCGAGGGCACGATCTTGGCTGCGTTCTTCACCCCCAGCGTCTCGATCATCTGCCGGTGCAGATACGGCAGGTCATAAATCTGCGGGGCGTCCTTGGCAAGCTGCATCACGGCCTGATACTGCGCAAGCCGCTGACTCATCGTGCTGGCGTTGGGGTCTGCTACCGGCAGGACGTTAGCGTTGTCGTAGTCGGCCTTCTTCGCTTTGCGCGTGCCTTCTTCCGGCTCGTAGTTGTATTCATCCGGGGTGTTGTCGCGGATGATGTCGCGCAGCAGGCGGAACTCCTGCTTCATCGAGTAGTAGATGCGAGCCTGAACCGCGCTCATCACCTTCAGCATCCGCTCCAGAACTGCCAGCGTGGTGCCCACCGGAGCCTGCGCCGAGGTGTCGCTGATCTTAAGCTCTGCCACTGCGGCAAACCGCCGACCGTCCTCGACAATCTTGTCCATCAACTGCACAAGCGTCTGGCTCGGCTCTTTGTATGGCAGCGGCATGATGTTGTCACGCACCGAACCGCTGGGCACATCCACGTCCCTGAACTCACCCGGAGCGATGGGCGTGTCATCCCCCTTGACCCGAAGCCCGCGTGCCTTAAGCCCACCGGGGAGGTTAGAGAGCGTGCCTGCATCAACAAGCTGCCGCATGAGCGAAGTGCCCGCCCGCGCGTGCCCACCGATGAGGTGAATCAGGCCGAAGTAGTAGAAGCCAAAGCCGGGGATGTAGCCGTAGTGGACGATGTGCTGGCGCTTCTGGTAGGTCTCGTCTTCCGGGGTCCAGTTACGTCGGATCGCAAGTATTGTCCCCGTACCCTTGTCGATGGTGATGATGTAAGGAACCGCAACGCCTTCTTCCGCCCGGTCCTTCGCAAACTCGTCCGCGTAGCCATACTCCGACAGGTCGCACTCAACCTGCATCTCCAGCAGCAGGTAGCGGTTGTCAACCGTAGCCGACAGCCCGGTTTCTTTCGCCTTCTGCTTCTCAACGTCGTCCATGACGTTGATCGGCTCCCCAAGATCAACATCGCGGTAGAACCCCGACACCTGCAGTCGCCGCAGTTCGTTCTTGGTCTTCCGCATGCGATGCGTAGCGCGCTCGGCAGTCTCGATGTTCGCCGCACCGTACGGCACCACGATATCTTCTGCCGGGATGAACATCGCCACCTGACGGTTAAGCGCCGGGTCAAAGTAGACCTTCTTGAACGCGTTACCCGACAAGCACAGGCTAATCAGCATGCGCTCATGCTCCGGGCGATACTCCTTCATCACCTCGGTGAGCTGGTAGTTCATATCAGCAGCCACGCGCAGCGAA